TGGAAACGATTGGTAAGATCTTCTATAATAATCAGTACTAGCATAAACAGTAGCTTCAGGGTATTGTTTTCTGAATTTTGCTATTACATTCTTTATTGCTATAGATTCTTTATTTGTTCTAGCTAATTCATTTATTTTACGCTCATTATGCTCATTAAATTTAGTATACAATGAACTTGGCTTATAATATCTATACTGCTCAGTAATACTAGTACACATTAATTTATTACCATCTCTACTAACACTAGCATTATATGTTTTCATTTTACCTTCATGAATACAATTAGTAATAAGTGAAACACCACCTACAGCATTCATATAAGTAACCTCTTTTGTATAATTTGTGTTATTATATGAATAACCAAAATCTACTTCTTTAGTAACTTCAAAAACCTCAAAATTACTTTTGTAATCTTCATTTTGAACAAAACCTGCTCTATCTAACATTAGCATTATTGTATTAGTTTCATCATTAACTTCAGCTGCTCTTTTAGCTTGACGCTCAATCCAAGTAGCAATTTCTTTCTCTTGCTCAGTAGTTAATAATACTCCATTAAATAAATCTAATTGATTGTTTGAATTTGACATAACCTTTATTGTTTTAACGTGATACTTAACTGCATCAACGTGGTGAATATACGAACCCTATCCCGGGTAGCCAAGCATTTTGCTAGAAACCTAAATATTTTTTTCGTCTAAACATCAAGTCAAATGGTTTATTTATTCGACTATCTGATATATTAAATGATTCCCATTCATCACCCCATTTTAACCTCATATATTCTTTATTTTTATCCCAAGCATCTATTATTAATTTAGATAGTTGTTCATCATGTTTTAAGGTTTGTTTACCTGATATATTATAATTAAATGTATTACCATGATAATATTTATGGTTTAAATCATATATAGTTTTAATTGGGTTTTGTTTTAATCTTAATATATAATCCCAATCTTCACAGTATGCTGGATATAGATTCTCATCAAATAGTCCTACATTATTTACTGCCCAATCTTTAATATAAAATAAATCAAATGAACCCAAACCAAAGTCTCCTCCTTGACCAAATACTAATCCTACATCTTCATTTCCAGCTGCACAACTTAATTCTTCTAAAAATCCAGGAGTAAAACTAACATCATGAGATGTAATAAGCCATCCTGGGGATGTAATATAACTTTTTATAATTAAATTCCAAGCTCCACCACAACCTAAATTAGAGGGTAAATTTACTACTTTAAAATTTTTAATATAAGGATGTTTAATTTTAGATAACGCTATTAAATCATCATCAATTTCACCTTTACCATTATTGTTAATTACAATATAATTATCAACTGGATAATCTATTGATGCTATTTGTTTTGTTAACCAGTAAACACCATTAACAATTGCAACTCCTAAAACTGGTATACTATTCATTTATTATGATTGCTTCTTCAATTTCATTACAAATAAGGAAATCATTATCACGTTGTAAAACATGATCACCTTCTATTTCATGTACATATAATCCTAATACTTGTTTATTAATACTATCATCTCCATTTAAAAAATGATGAATACCTATTACATCAAGTATTTCATAGGCTATATTATTCTTATAGATTATATTACATCTTGGTTTCATCCATATTTTGATTTAATTCACCCATTCTTTGTTGTAATGTTTGTATAGTTTTTTTAGTCTCTATTGTTGATGGTTGAGTTTTTAAATGGATAATCATATTCATGATAGATCTTGCTTCCTCTAATTTTGTGTTGTTTATCATAGTGAATTTATAAAATGTATGGTCCATGCTATAAGACCGTTTAATTGTAATGCTACTAAATTCCATTGTCGCCTTATCGATACTTGGATCAATACGCAACTAAAGCCTATTACATACATAGGAGGAGATAATGTCCATTGACCCGCTATTAAAAATCCTACCCCCATATAACCTATTCTGGTTCCTAATCTTTCAATAGGGGATAATCTTTTATCTCGAACCATAGCTTTTAATATAGTTCCTCTCCAATATTTATTTAATATAGTTTTTTTCATTATCTATACGTTTCTCCATCTACGGCTGTTAGACCATTTTACTTTTTTTGATTTACCTAACATATTTAATTTACTTACTCTTGCGTTAAATGCATTTCGGTCTATATTAAGTTGTGTGTTGCCATTTTTTTGTTCGTTGTCCATTATCTATAATTTTCTAATGTAAAATTTGTTCCTGGAAGTGTGTGAACACTTCTATTATGATTTGTATAAACTAATACTTCAGGGTCATCAATTAAAAAATCACACCCTTTACAATATGAGGGGTAATCTCCTGTCATATGACCTTGTCTTAATTTTTGATATTCTGCTCCATTCCAAATTTCATCAAATGTATTTTCTGATAAGTGCCCTAATACGGCTTCCTCATCTCTACCTAATACTTGACAACATGGATGGATTGCTCCGGTTTTACCGTCTAAACCACCTGCTCTAATTGTAATTTCGGGTGCAAATGGTCTACCACAAGTTTTAACTGTACCTTTTCTTTCATTAGGATTTTCATACACCCCTGACCAGTTATGCATTTTCCAAATTTCGGCTAATGCATCAGTGGGTTTAATCCAATTTTTCTTGTATTGTTCTATCTCATAATCAATTTTTTCATTATTTGTAATTAAATGGTATGATGCAATTTCAGTTACACCATTATTTTTTGCTATATATTCTTGGGCTTGAATTGCATTATCTTTAACTAAATCTAATGCATCTCTATTCATCCATTTTTTATATGTTTCATTATCGTAACCTATAATTGAAAAGCGAATACGACTTAATCCTTCATCAACACATTTTTTCATAAAATCACCTTTAAACTTAAAGCCATTTGAAAAAATATAAGATAAAATGTTATGTTTAGTTAATATTTTAATATATTCAGGTAATTTCCTTACTAAGGTAGCTTCACCTGATCCTTCTAAATTAACTACTTTAACTCCTTTATCTACACATTGTAAAACATAATTTTCAAATTCATTTAAAGGCATTTGTTTTAAAAACCCTTTATGTCTGCCTGGGTTAGTTTGAGGACACATTTGGCAGGTGTAATTACACCCTCCATTTATTTCAATAACAGCACGTTCAATGTATGGTTTTATTATATTACTCAATATGCCCAAATGTTTTTAATATTTCAAATGTAATCAATGCTCTTTCTCTAGGAGATTCATAATGATCATGTGTTTGTGGTTCAGATGAAATATAATATTCTAATACTCGTTGTTTATTTTCTTTAGTAGGTTGGAGTTTATATAAACTTAAAGCCGCTTCAGTTAGTCTATTTGCCCCTACATAATAATGTATTGGTCTAAAATTACATTTAGAAACATGCATATTAATAATCTCTTTTAAAACTTTAATTCGTTTTTTATTTTCACCTAATCCTTGATAAATACTAGACTTAATCATTAATAATGATAGCCTTCTTCTTAATGAACCCGATGCTAAATCTATTTTAGGCCAAAATTGATCTTCCATTCGTTTTTGTTCTCCACATAATGTTTCAAATTCTAATAAAACATCTAAACCATCTAATACCTTATCACCTATTCCTACTTCAGCAAAACCCCATAGTACATTCATTAGACCATGATATTTGTCTCTAAGATGTTCTTGTGACTTTGTAATTTTTAATTTGCCTGTTTTATTGTAAGCTTTAATAATTTTAACTGTATCTTTAAAATCTTTATATTGATTTGGAAAATGTTCATGATTTGCTTTACACATAGAAAATCTAGATAAAAATTGAAATTCTCCTCTATAATGGTTTATTCCTAAACTAAATATTTTATTATGGATTGGAAGTGATTTTAATATAAAATCTTCTACCTTATCTATAGGTAATTTTGATTGATTTGTTTCATACTTTACAAGTTCCCTTAAATTTTCTTTATATTGCTCTGTAAGTAAATGTGGTCTATCAGCATGATCATAATCTTTAATCCTTGTTTTATATTCATCTATTAAATTATTTTCTTGAAAATAATCTGATCTATAAAAGTTAGTAGCCCATTCAGTATGAGGATGTAATGTATTTGCTTTAATTGAATGATCAACATATTTATTAAAACTTTCCCAACAAACTAATTGTTTTGTATTTTTAAAAACTGAGTGTAAATCCTTTAGGTATTCTTCCATTTTATTTTATTTTTTATTTCCATAATACTTGGATACATATTAATAAAATACATAACATTAAACTAATGAATGTTTTTGTACTAATTCCTTCATTAAAAAATATTGCTACAAATAAAGCATAAATTAATATACCAATAGCAAACCCAATAAACCGAGCAGGCCATAATAAACCGTTAAATGATTCAACTGTATGTTTAGTAGCCCATATGTAAAAAAATGAAATAACTAATCCGAACCCAGCCACAATAATTTCATTTTTCCTAAACCAATCCATTTTAAAGAATTGCCCATTTAATTGAAACCATACTAATACGTGTCCAATTATAAAATAAATTACTCCTAATAATAAACTATCTAATTTCATTCTGAGTTATTTTCATGATTACCAAAATTATAGATAATAGATAAAGGTCCTAAATAAATTAATACCGTATAATAATATAATCCATTATCTGGTTGTTCACTTGGTTCTACTAAGTCATATCCAAATGTTAATCCTTGATGGGGCCATTTCCAACCTAATAATAATTCCCACCATTTGTCTGAATTTTCGCTATCGTATCTTATCATAACATTAAATTTTTGTTTTCTAAAAACATCCAAAAACGTTCTAACCATAAATTAATTTTAACGTCTTCAATTAAATCTTCTCCATCAGCACCCATTTCTTTTTTGGATGCGACATAACCAATTCCCATATCACAATAGTCTCTAGCCTTATCTCTCTCACCTAATTTAAAAAATTCTTTTGCCTTATCCAAGCAATGATGTAAAACTTGTTTTTCTATTTTTGCCATAACCTTACTTTTGATTTTGGTACCTGTACTAAGGTACCGTTCATTTTTATTAAAATATTATTATTAAAGTGTATACCAAAACACTTTTTTCTTTTATTATTAAATATAACCCAATCGTTTGCTTTGATCATATTAAATCATTTATAACGTTTATACTTTTAATTACGTCTCTTATGTTAGCACACTTTTCATATTCCTCAGTTGATTCAAAATATTCAAGTAAATCTTCAGCTAATTCTAATTCGCTTTGTTCTGGATCTGGAATGAATACCATGTCTTCTATTTCATTACTATCACTAGGTATTATTTGTTCATCTATTGCCATAAGCATAGTATAACCAATATTCATTGCTTTATCTAATAGTCCTAATCCTTCCATATTATTTATCTTGGTAAGCATAAACTGATAGAAGTCCTGAGTATTCACAAATTAATTTAGGATCGACTTCTATTAAATCCTCTTTAAATTCGTCTTCAATTTCGTAATGTATTCCTGACATGCACATATTAAAATGGTAATGGTTCGTTAGACAAATCTTTAGGGGTAAATGATGGATCATCTAATTTACGATAATCAAAAGTAGCAAATGGCTGTTCACCTATTTCTTTAACTTCTACATCTTGAGAATGACGTCTGTTATCTATTGATAACCTTAAATCATTAGCTCGTTTTCTAGCCATATAATCATTATCAGCATAGACGTACATTTCCATTTGTACTACATATCTTTTATTTTCTTTATTTGTCATAGATTCCATATTTAATTTCATTTAACAACCCTTCTAATTCAGTTTTTGCTTGATGAGGTTTTCTTGAATTTAATGAGTCAAGTATTTCATTTAATTTTAAGTAAATTAATTCTTTATCCATTATGAAAATTTTTCAATTATATTATTAATATCTTCTCTTGATTGCCATGATAAAACCATATCATCACCAATAAATTCACCATCTTGGTCAAATATAGCAACTTCAAATGAAGAAACATCTTCTGCTTTATTAATTGGTCCTCTAACACCTGTTTTACCTGCACTGTACATTCCATTACCTGCTACTACAGATATTTCAATACCATTATCTAACATAAGTAATCCTTGGATGCATCCATCACCCAATCTGTGTTTTTTAAAAATAACATCTTTAAATGTTTTCATAACCTTTATTGTTTATTAATTATTATACCGTGAATATACGAACTCTCCTCCGGGTAACCAAATATTTACGCGGGAATCTTTAAAAAAAGCCCGCGGGGCTAAGTTGTTAAGCAGTAGATTGAAACCACATACAATTAAGATTAGTGGATTGTGTTTTACACCTTTTTGGATCTTTTACCTGGACTTCTCACACCAGCTTTGACCTTAACTAACTTGGCATGAATATACGAAGAAAAAATGCGGTAACCAAATGGATACCGCATTACCTTTAATTTATTTTAAATTATTTTATTGAAAATCTTTTAAGAAACGACCAAAGTGTTCTTGTAATCCTCTATCTGCTACATAATTTTTAAAATCTTCTACAAAATCATCTATATCATCAAATGAATCTCCTGATTTTCTTAAACTATCCATATAAGAATCAATTTCAACATCAGTTCCTTTAGCATCATCTTTAAGTGCTTGTCTAATTTTTTTAACTACACCTTCTTTAATACCTTCTTCAACACCTTCTCTATAATTGCCTACATATTTAGCATTAATTGCACCTGCAATTTTTTTAGCATCCTCTTCTGATTTACCTTGATCCATGATATCATCTACTACACTATCAAAATCTTCATTAGTTGCTTTTTTAGCATCTTTCTCAGCTTTCATCATAGCAAATATTTTTTCCAACTTAAGCTGGTCGCTAGTAGATAAGTTATCAAATCTTTCTTTTTCTTCTGGTGATAAATTCATATTTTTATTTTTTTGATTTTCTTCCTCTTCTTTTTTTACCTTTTATAGCAGGTACTACATCACCCGCTTCATTAATAACTTCTTTAGCTGCATCAGCAACATCTTTAAGTTCTTTTTTTACAGCTTTGGCTCTACGTTTAGTTTCTTTAATAACTTCTTTAACATCTTCTACTGCATCCTCAACTTCGTCAGGAATAAAATCTCCATCTCTATCATTGATTTTACCTTCTTTGTAAAACCCAAAGTAGTAAATTACTGCTCCAAGCATTAAAACCACTACTACTAAACCTATAATTTTTAACATATCTAATTTATTTGGTTATTATTTTATTATAAATATATAAAGCCTAAGCTAAATTATATTTTTGTTTATACTTACCAATGAATGACTTGCCAGTACCTAATTCTAACCATTCAGCAATATCAGGTATGCCTGGTATTTTTTTAGCTGATAGAACATAATCAATATTTTTATTAATTACCTTCATTTTAGTTTTAGCATTTGAACGATTAGATGTTTTAAATACTATTACTGTAGGCATGCCTTTAGCATACATACGTTGATCGATTTTAGGTTTAGCTTGTTTTTCACCTGCCTTATACTTGTTTTCTACTTTCCAACACCCATTAGCTGATTTATTTCTATCAAAGTACCATATCTGGTCTTCAGTTTCTTGAATCCATTTATCTAATGCTACTGCTGGTTTTTCACTTGGTCTACCTCTATTTTCTGCCATTATTTTCTATATATTTTAGCCACATAATCATTTTCTTCATGGGATTTAACTATATGACAATGTTTACAATTTAACTGATAATTATCAGGATGTTCACCTTTAATCGAATGTTTAATATCTGAATTAATATGATCTACATCTAACATAGATGATTGTCCTTTAGTATGTAAATTAGGATAAGCAGCTACAGGATCAAATCCACAACATTCACATTGATGTTCTCCTTTAGTCCATTTTTCTACTTTATACATTAAATGTGGTCTATCTTTTCTGGAAGCAGCTCCACAAATTTGTTTATACTGATAATGGGTAGAGCAATATGAATGTCTTTGGGTTTTATTATAAAACTCAGTTTCATTATTACACCATGTTACTTTACAAATCATTTATTTATTTTTATTTCTAATGCTTTTATATGTTTACATCTACCATCTGATGCTCTCCATCTACCAGGGCAATTACAATGAAATTTACCTGAATCTGGGTAGTATATTGTTTTATATGATTTATTTGGGTTACTACTGCTAGTTGATATTTTAACTATGGGTTCTTGTTTAACTTTAGGTTTTGGTTTAATCCAATTAATATCATTTATTGTAGTGCCTTCAATTACTTCTTTCCATATAGGCATTATATATGTTTTACCATTTATTTTAGCTATTGTTGGAGGTAAATGATTTTCTACATCATATTTAAATAACCTATAAGCTATAAACGGACCAAACCCACTTGGATCGATACTTAAATTGCTTTTTTCTTGATAAAATCTACGGGTTCTCTTGTGACCGTATTTGTTTAAATTTGTGAATTCTACTATGGGCATAACCTTTATTTAATACATGAATATACGAACAAATAATGGGGAAGCCTAGCTTCCCCACATTTATTTTTATATTATTTTCTATTAATTAGCAGTTACGGTTTGTGTAACTGGTACACTATTAAAATTAGTTTCTGGAATTAATCCTTGTCTTCTAATAGCATCTTGGGTTTGTGTGTTCGCATTTGGACCACCTGTTTTAATGGTTCCACCATTTAATGCTATAGTTTGACCACCAATAGTAATTATATCACCTGTAAGATCTTGATCTCTTAATGTAATTATTAAATTACCACCACCACCTAAGTTTGAACCAGCAAGTGTAAGTGTATTACCAGGTGAAAATACTCCACTAGCATTATCAGTAATTTTAATGGAATCAACTATTTCTAAATCTCCTACAACAATAGTAGCTGTTACATTATTTCCTCCAGTACCTCCTGTTCCTTGAGCCCATGTTAGAGTTTCAGCTACATAGGTATCTGCCGTTGCTGTTGTGGGTTGAGTTGTTACTGACCCAACTATTTCATTATCTAATGTTAAAACATGAGCAGCAATACCACTATCATTATTAGAGGCTGAAGCGTGATTGTGTTGAAATAACATAGCATTCGTCCCAGTTCCTGATACATAACTATATGGGAATGTAGCTGCAGAACCACCACCTTGTTGTCCGTTTTGTACTGTAATTTGAGGAGTACCTGTTACTGTAACAGGATGTTGGAAACCAACAACTATACTACCTGTATTTGCTGGGATAGCTTTAAGTGAATTTAAAACAAATTGAACCCTAGTAACTTGATTTTTAGTAAATCCAGCATTAGGTGACATATCTGCTTGTAAAGCAGCCTGTTGGTTTTGGAAGTTTTGAGTAGCAATGTAAGCATTTTGTTGTTCATTAAAAAGCATTTGCTCTCTATTGTATTTTATTCTTGCCTCATTAATATTTAAGGACTTATTTTCTGGTCTTTTCATCCAGTTTAACCATGGTCCTGGATCTTCTGATCTAATTATCATAATATTTGTTTATTTGTTATAAATATGTAAAAATTCTTCATTGTAATATCCTTTTTCAAAATCACCAATATTTTTAGATGAATAAACACAGGCATATAAAGCTCTTATTTGATCTGATTTATTTGGAGTAGAAGAATGATGTGTATTTCCCTCTATTATAACCATGTCCCCAGCTTTAGCAGGTAATAAATCAAATTTATTTGTTTTTCTATTAAAACAACTTAATGGACCGGTTTCATTGGGCATGTTTGTTAATACCCAACAACAATTTATAGTTTTAAACTCACCTCTTATTGCAGCACTAGGGTCTTTACAATATTGATTATCAAAATGAGCATTAAAATGGAAATCCTCATTAGGTAATTTAACTACTACTTGGTCATTATATAAATAAATTTTTGGTGTTTGTAATAATTCTTTAGCTATATCAAACATAAATTTTGAAGTATATGCTTTCCATAAATTAGGATCTAGAGTACTTGCTAACTCAAGTCCTTTCCAAAATTGACCTGACCCATTATGTCTAGGTGATCCTACAAAATTTTCATATTTGTTTTTTAATTGAATAGATCTAGAACGGACCTCTTTAAGTAAATTTTGAGGAATTATTTGTTCTAAATGTATATAACCTTGTTCTATAAACTTATTTAACATTCACTGTTATTATTGCTATCAGATCTAACGTGTAAATCTAAACTTAAAGCATTACAAAAATTTCTTAATTGGCCCTGTTCCCATATTATTCTAAAGTCTGTGTCAGACATACTCTCAAATAGAGTAGTCATATACATTCTACTTTCCTTGCCCTCTATATTTTTTGGCATAGTTTTTACTTGCTTTTAATTTTGAGGTTTTACTTTTAGCATGAACCCCAGGTCTTTTTTTATTTTTATTGGGTTTATAGTTTCCTATAACAATTTTAGCCATTATTTTTTATTATAAATATGACTAAAGGCATAAATAGTAACCACCAAATTTTTTCATATATGAAGTAATTTTTACCCCATTACCATCTCTTTTTATCTTACCTGATCTAAACCATTTTTTAACACTACCTTGCCCCCCTAAATGGGCAGCAGCAAGTAATCCTGATTCTGTTACAAATATACCATGGACAATTTGCCCATCATATTTATCTATTAATTTTTTTAATCTTTTTTTATTGTATTTAAGTAAAGCAAACATAGCTTGTTCTTGAAGTACACTATCCCTTAAAAATTCAGATTGGCTTACTTTTATTTTTAATGTTTTTAATGTTGATTTACCAAATTGATACTTACCCATGTAGCCATATTTATTTACTATATGATATCTATTTCTGGATTCTTGGTAGCCTATAGCATCTAAAAAATCATTATAGTTTTGGAGTTTATATTGATTCCATCTTTCAATTTCATCTCTAATAGAATCTTCCTTAGTATAATTAATTACTTCATTTTCTTGAGGTATGATTTTTGGACTATTATCTTTTGATTTAAATGAAGATAAAAGTATTGTAGAAAATAAGATTAAAGCAAATAATAATACTATTGTTATACTGTCTATTTTTTTCATATTAAAAGTTTTTTAAAAAGTCTCCTTTGATTGGTTTTGATTTTAACTGAGATGCTTTTTCATCATTTTTAAGTATTTTATCAGTTAATTTTTCTAAATGTCTTGATTTTTGTTTATCATAATCTTTTACAATTTTATGATGTTTCTTATCTATTGATCTTGCTTTTTTCATATTCTACTTATGTATTGGTTAGGACTATCTTCATCTTCATTATCTAATCCTAATTCTTTTAAACGTTGTAGATGATAATCATCAACTTCCCATTCTACTTTTTCACTAGTACTATTAACTTCTTTATGAGATTCAATTTGTTTAACATCTTTATCTGTAAATATTTCTCCCACAGTTAAAAAATAATGGTTATAACATAATAATTCTATATTATCACTATTATAATTTGATTTATTGTTATCCTTAAAATGTAATAGTAGAGGCATTTTGTAATCAAGCACCCTACGTTCTTTAAAACCACACATAGAACACTCTTCTAATAAATATCCTTCTTCTATTAAACGATATTTAATTTTAGCTGGAGTGAATGAGGCTGCTGATACTCTACCTTCAATTATATCCAATAATGCTGGTTCTTTACTTGTACCTTTTAGAAATTTAGGTATACCTTTACCAGATTGGTTTTTATGATCCTCAAATACCTTGTACATTTGGGCATACCTCTTATAATGAGTATAAGAAACATGAAGATATCTAGCAGCAGCCATATTAGATTTAGTTTTTGCTTGAGCCGCCACTATCATTTCTTTAGATAATGGTTTTGGTTTTGGCATAACTAAGTTCTATCTTTATCTATATTATTAATTATTTGGTATGGACCTTGTAAGTTACGGTCTTCTTTATCCATATTTAACATTTCAGCTTTGGCAGCATTTTTATCTCCACGTTCAAGAGCAGATGCTACTACAAATTCTTCATATTGTTCTTCTTCCATTATAATAGTTTCAGTCCAGGTATGATCACCTGATCCTCTCATTACAGGAATACCACGTTTAGTACCTACTGTTGAACAGTTAACACAAACTTTATAGCCATATTTAGTTAATCTTAACTCAGGCATTTGTGTTTCACATTTAATACAAGGAATCATTTTCATTTTGGTGGGTGTTTTAATAGTCTGTAGCATAAATATATAACCTTTTTAAATTAGGCGTGAATATACGACCTTTTCTTCAGGTATCCTACTAAGTTACCGCTCTTCCTTTCATTTGTTCCCAATCTCTGTTTTTTCTAACGTTATTATTTTTTTGGTCTGTAGCATTTAACATTACTGAGCTTACATCATAATCACTAGCTAAATGTATTAAAGCTTTTACATCTTTAGGAAAACAATGACCACCATAACCAAAATCACCATCCGGACCTGGTACATTCCAATGTGATGTTCCTAAACGATCGTCATAACAAGCGTATTCAATTACTTTATCATAATCAAGACCTATTCCTTGACAAATTTCATACATTTCATTTGCAAATGATACTTTAGTTGCTAGGAAACTATTAGTAACGTATTTAACCATTTCAGCATGTGTTGAACCTGTTTTAATTATATGTGCTTTTGGGAATACCTTAGAATATAACCTTCTTAATTCTGTAGTTGCAGGTCTAGGGCCACCTAGGATAATTCTACTTTGATTATTAAAATCATCAACAGCATTCCTTTCAGTTAAAAATTCAGGATTAAATACTATATTTAACGATTCATACCTTTCATTCCATTTTTCTGTTGTGCCTGGGGGTACAGTTGATTTAATTACAATATTTCTTTTAGTCTCCAGGTTATCTACCATCAAATCTATTTCACTTAATACCCCTTTAACTATATTGATGTTACAACTACCATCTTCATCCATAGGTGTTGGTAAACATATAAATATATTTTCACACTTATAAATTATTTCATTCATATTAGAATTTGATTTTGTTTTATCTAAATCAAAGGTTAATACATCATAATAATTTTTAAATTTTTGATAAACTGCATTACCAACAAAACCTTGTCCTATAATTCCTATCATATTATAATAATAATTCTTTAGTTAAGTAATTTTCTAGAGTGTTACTTAAATATAGTTTGGGGGTTAATCTAGAATCTAATTTATAAACTCTATCATGGCCTTTTCTATCTTCAACAAAATCAAATTTAATTCGTTTAAGTAAAATTTGTTCTATTATCCCTATAATTTCTATATTACTATAACGTTCACCTGATCCTATATGATATACTCCTTCATAACCACCTATCATTAAGTTAAATATATTTTCACAATTATCATCAGCATATATCCATTCTCTAATATTTTTACCATCTCCATATACTGGAATAGGTTTATCATTTTTTACACAATCTATAATTGTTGGTATTAATTTTTCAGAATGTTGGTTTTCACCATAATTGTTAACAGTACGAGTTATTATATATTTTAATCCATAAGTTTTTCCTGCAGCTTGAACTAATAAATCAGAAGATGCTTTAGTTGCTGAGTAATAAGATGAACCATATAGGGGAAATTCAGGTGTTGCTTCATCTACTTTAAGATAATCAGCCATATCACCATAAACTTCATCAGTACTAATTTGAACAAATTTTTGTAAATTAGGGTTTTGGCGAGCTAATTCTAATAAATGAAATGTTCCTTCAACATTTGTTTTAACAAATGGTTTACCATCTTTAATAGAATTATCTACATGAGATTCTGCTGCAAAATTAACTAAATAATCATAGTGCCCTAAGTCATCTATTGTTAGGTCACAAATATCTTTTTGTATTATTCTATAATTAGCTGCTATTATATTATTTATATTAGCTGCATATGTCATTTTATCTACAACTAACACTTCAATATCTAATTCCTTAGATGATAATAAATTTACAAAATGTGAACCAATAAAACCACATCCTCCTGTTACTACTACTCTCATAATCCTAATTTATCTTTATCTGAAATGGTTATTCTATCAGAATTGTTAATGCCTATTACTTCTATAATTTTATCTTTTATAGATGGGATTGTATCCCATACTATACTTTTATATGTTTCAGGATTATATTGGCCTTCAACTTCATAATATACTATAGTATCGGGTTCTAAAGTTAAATAACCATGGGCATATTCTTTACTAATGGTAAGTATTTCACTACTTGGGGTTAAAATATAAGTTTTAACTTCTCCAGTACGTAAATGATATAAAAAATCTATTACTTTACCTTGAATAATACTTACATGCTTTATTTGTTGGGGGTTATTTTGATAATGTAAACCTCTAAATGTATGTCTAGCTTCATTGCTCGCTAGAAATATTTGGTCATATTTTTTACTATCACTTAAAACAAATAATCCCCTGTTATCATTTATTCTTTTCATCTAATAAACTAGGGTTTTGTTTTATTGTTTGTTTAGTAATTAAATCTTTAAGTTTAGTAGTAGACCAATCATGGGCTCTAGAAGTGTATAAAACTTCAATTGGTAAGTCATCACCTGTAAAAGATTTACCTAAATAATCTTCACCTAATATCCTTAAATCAGGTTTAAAATGTTTAATTAAACCCATTAACTCTTCCTCAGTTTGATATACATAAACTTCATCTATATAATGTATAGACATTAATGCCCTATATCTTTCATATAATGGAATTACAGGTTTATATTTACTAAATCTAGTTAATGATGGGTCTCTTTGTAAAAATATAATTAATTTTTCACAATGTTTTTTTGCATCTTCAAATGTATAGATATAACCAGGGTGTAATAAATCAAAATTCCCAGCTGTAAATCCTACTTTATATTGTTTCATATTAATTCATTTTGGTATTCATTCATTTGTATAATATTTACTTTAATATTACCTAATTTAAATTCACCTATTTGCCCACTATTTTGTATTATTTGAGTTAAACGCTGAATATTATTAAAATCGTCTTGGGTAAATTTTTGTCTATCTAATTCTACTAGAATTTCATTCTGTTTTTCATTATCATAAGGTAATACTCTTTTACTTAAATCATAAGTAGTATTGTTTTTTTCTTCTTCAAAATAAGGAATTGCTAAGTGATCATATCCTTCAATATAGATGTTATCACACCACGGTTCTAATGCTCTCAACAAATCAAAACTACTATTTTTAAGTATTATTCCTATATTATATTTAGGAGGAATAATAGGTTTCATTGTTGGAGTATGTAAAACAAAATGACCCCATTTACGGGTAAAATTCCTACCATTTTTAGTAGTAGTGTGTAACCACTCTTCTGAGTTTTTACCTGCTGCGCCCCCAGCATGTTTATTAAATCTAGACCCACGTGAAGTAAAATGATAAACTAGTGCATCCCATGGTTGGATAAATTTATATCCTTTTAATTGGAAGCGATTAAATAAATCAGAATCTTCTTTAGATTGAGGTGCAAATAATTCATCATGACCCCCTACTGCTAAAAAATCTTCTTTATACATACACCAAGGAGCAAATATACCATCTGTTATTTTATCACTCTTTAATAATTCACTTTTTTCATACCATTTTTCTATATCAAATTCATCAACCTCAATACCAAAATTTTCAGTTAATTTTTCAGGTCCAGCTGGATGTAGAGGTGGTTCTACTCTAGTAGCAGTTACTACTGTACCTTTTTTTAGATGTTTTAGTATATTATAATCTAAATTTTTACAAGCTACCATATCCGAATGAAAGGCCATAATAATATCAGTACGTGCCATTTCAATACCTTTATCAAACATACCTACAATTCCAATTCTATCTGGACCAGGATTATGATGTACTATTAAATCTTCGTCATTTTGAGATTTAATCCATTCCTGAGTACCATCTGTACTTGCATCATTTAATACTAATATTTCATGTTTAGTATCTAAATTACGAATAGATTGGTAAGCTAATTGTAAAAATTCTAAATTATTTCTACTTGGTATTACAAAAGTGATTTTATCAGTAAAATTATTTGTACTCATCTGCAATATAGTGTTCTATGTTAATTTGAGGGTCCCACCCTAATATGTCTTTTGCTGTTGTATCTGTATTAAGTGTTGATCTTGCTTCACCAGGTCTAGCTGGTATGTATTCATAGGAATTAGGTTTAATAAATTCAATTATTTCATTTAATGAATTATTTCTGCCTCTACCTAATTCAAATTCATGACCATATGCTTTTTGATCAGCTACTCTATATAGGGCATCTACAATATCTGTTACATGGGTGAAATCTCTTCTTTGTTCACCATCACCTGTTATATATAAAGTTTCATTTGCTTTAAACGCTTTCAACCATATCCCTACTACTGTACAATAAGGCCCATCGACTAATTGGTTAGGTCCATACACATTATAAAAACGAGTAATACTAGCTTTTAAATTAAAATGTGTTTGATAAAGTGTAATAATATCTTCTCCTACATCTTTAGTATAGGTATATGGGTTTTTAAATTTACCACTATGTTTTGATGAAGTACCAGCATAAATAACAGGTACATCATTTTTAGCTGCCCAATCTACTACATTTAAAGTTGCAATAGCATTAGCTCTAAATGATGCTTTGGGGTCTTTAAATGATGGTTGTATTCTAGCTAAAGCAGCTAAATGAAATATAACATCAGGTTTATTGTCCAAAAATGAATACTCATGTATGTCTACTATATCCATGTTTAGATATTTACATCCTTCAACATGGTTAGTTTCTAATCCAGTTTCGTAATTATCTATACTTACTACGTTATGTCCTTCTTTAAGACATCTTCTAATTAAATTAGTGCCAATAAATCCTGCACCTCCGGTTATTAATATATTCATAATGGTAATATAATTAAGTTATTTATGTTAATCAAGTTATTTTATTCTTTCTATTTGAGTTTTATGAAATTTTACATCATAATAAAAAACATTATTACCATATAGTTCTTTCATTTGTTTTACATCTTCAAGATAATAAATGTCTTTATTAAAATCAACCCCATTAATTTCAGCAGCGGCATATATTAAGGGTTCGAAATGAAGTGATGGATGACCATTTTCTATACATTTATTTCTATATTGATTTAAATTACTAATATTAAAAATTTGTTTATATAAATCACTTTTAATAAAAAAACATTCAGATCTAAATGGTATACTTTTATTATTAATAAATTTATTTTTATTATCAAATACCCATTGACGAGGTATTCCTCCTAATTTTTTATTTGATTTTTTAAATTCTTTAAATGATGACAATAATGATTCTAAATTATGAAATTTAATATCAGCATGGTAATGAAAAACATAATCATTTTCAATTAAAGGGGATGCACTTGTAGCTAAAGCATATGCCCCCATATGTTTATCAGGGTTATAACCTAACCAATGAACTTCATTTTCTAAATTATCAATGTCGCTTTTATTTTCCCAATTACAAATGTATTTAGGTTTTAAATTAGAATCTTTAAATATAGATACTTGTCGTTCTAATTCTTTATAATTATGAAATGTACAGATTAAATCAAACATTATTTACCTCTTTCTAATTCATTAATATAAGGACTAATAGCATAAGTATTAGATAAATACCCAATTGATTTTTCCCCATATAATTTAGTCCATTTATATCCACTTAAATTTACTGAGATATTTGCCCAAAGTAAATTTCCACTAGATCCATCGTAAGGATCAGCTATCCATTCTAACCCTTTCATATCTCTAAATGTTTTAGCTTTCATTGACATAAAACTAGCTCTTAAATTTTTACATACACCTGGTTCTGTAAAATATTCTTTATTAGTTGCTACCTCTTTCCAAGTATATTTACTTCCATAAGGAAATGGTTCTTCTGTATTGTTAGGAGTAATAATAGCATCTGGGTCTAGGTAAAAATTAGGGTTTGATCCATTACCTATTAATTTAAATCCTGTATTAAGTTTGTCTATTACTATAGGTAAAAAATTCCAATCTAGTATTTCTATATCATCATGTGTAAAAAAACATATAGTATCATCATCTAAATTTAAATCAAAAAAACCATCAGTATACCCTTTCCATTCTAATCCTATATTATCATATACTTTATAATCAAAATTATCTTTAACAAATTGTGTGGGTTCTTTTTTACACACAAAATAAACCTTAATATCTACATTAGGATTATTTTTAATTAATTCTAATAAACCTTTTTGATATGAAATTGGGTTATAATGCCATCCTAAAATAATAAATTGTATCTTTAACATAATTCAGAAAATGTTTTAAAATTTAAAGTATTTCCATTATTAATTAGAGCATCAAGAACTTTTTTAAAATATTCATAATTTTCTTTATTCCAATTATTTTGATTATATTTTCCTGCTATATGAGATTGAAAATATAAATTATTATCAATGATATTCATAGATGAAGCATCATGTATTGGATTTTCACCTTTAAATACTTTAATACCCTCTAGATTAATATTATCGTTTAATCTACCATGAATAGCTACGTAATCAAATTTTTCTTTAACAGCATCAAATGAACCCTGTGTTGCTAACCAACCAGGCATTCTCCATCCTTTAGGTTTAATACCTACTTGTTCCCATTCATACAAACATTTATCTAGTCTTTCTTTAGCAGTATTATAATCTAATTCTACAAATTCACATTCTCTACAATTAGGGTCTATAATATTACGTTTATGATAATGCCCATGTGCTGCTAATTCAATCCAATCAAAATCATTCCAAAAATCTACCCATTCTTTAAATTTAGATATAGGGAAATTTTTATGGTAATTAGAGGGTACAAAATGAGTAAACTTACACCCATATTCCTGATTTAATAATGTTAAGTAATTAGTACACTCATCATCAGGCATACCCCATCCAATATTAGGATGAGTATCATCAATTGGTATAACTACATTTATATTCATAAGGAATTAAAAAATTTATTTAGATATGTATTAACTACCTCTTCACTATGATGTTTTTGATAATTTAACTGAGCATTTTTACTACATTCATTATAAAATTCATTATCATCTCTTAATTTTGATGTTAATTTTATTGCAGCAGCTGTATCTCCCATTTCTACACTTAAATCTGGGTGTATATTACGTTGTGTGTCTAATTCACTATATCCTACGCACGGTATCCCTAAAAACCCACAGTTCATAGCAAAAGTACCGGCAGCTATGGTAGGCATTAAATGTATAGCATATTTAAATTCAGCTAATTTATAAATCCATTCTACCCACTGCATATAAGGTAAATGATTTACTAATTGTTCTTCATTTGGTTGTCTTCTACCCATTGAAGGGGCCCAAATAGGGACTTGTAAGTGTCTTGCAGTTACAAAACTATCAAAACCACCATACCACCTAGTAAAATTTCCTCCTATTATTACTTTATTTTCTTTTTTAATGTTTAATGCTTTTTGAACTGAATCAGTTATCATTAAAGAAGTAATATCATTTACAGGTATTGAAGGGTTTATACCTTGAAAATAAGGTATATCTGTTTTATTTTCAGTTAGTATCCCATCTACATTGGAAAGTATATTATAATGCCATATTTGTTGTTCTACTCTCATATCTTGAAAAATCCAACTAGGACCTTCTTGCATGAATAAAACTTTATTTGCTATTTTTCTTGCTTCAGATATTATATCAATAGTTTCTAATTTATCTCTGTCTTTACCAGTTTTGGGTATTAATAATATAGCTATATCATATTTTGTTGTTATAGAATTTGTATTAAATAAACTATCATGGTCTGCTTGTAAAGTACACATTTGTGCAAACTCTACTCTCATATTTGGGTGATTTCTAGGTATTTTACCCTTAAACCCCATTTGGGATAAAAATATTATTGATTTATTCATTTAAAAATCTATTAAGTTTAGTTAAATCCATTCTTGTATCAAATGGAGTTTTAAATGGGGGAGGTATTACTTTACTTGTTTTGGGTGCAATTTCTTTTAACCATTTATCTCCAGTACCTACATTAAAAACCCCACTAGCATTTTTATTTATTAATTGAATTATTAATCCTGCTATTTTATCAACAGTATCTCCAGATGTTTGAACTTTCCAAACTTTATCATAAATAAAAGGATTAGGTTTATGTAATTCTCTACAAATAAGATAATTTTTATTATTTAATTTAATATATTCATCTGCTAATAATTTAGTATAAGCATACCAAGTATTATCTGGAAAAGGTAAATCATCTTCAGATGGTGGAGTTGGGTTATTAGCATAAACAAATTCAGTAGATATATGTACTAATTTTTTACCATATTCTGAACACCAATCAGATAGCCTTGATACTGATTTGTAATTAATATTATAATGTGGGATTGGATTTGATGAATAAGAATCAGTATGTGCTATGCAATTGACTATTATATCATATTTAACTAAGTATTGAAACCAAGGAGTTAAATCATTAAAATCAAGACCATGAGTAGTCCTACTAATAAGATCCCAATTTGTTTGATTTGCTAATTCTGTTCCTAGTAACCCATCTCCTAATATTAATATCTTCATCCAGTTATTTTATAATAATCTCCTACTTTAAATTTCATTTTAGAATATATAGAAACTGCTCCCTCTTCCTCCTTATACTTAGATAAAGGGATACATCTAAAATCCACACTTACTCTAGTATTTTGAGTATTATTTTGTTTATTACCATGCATTAATTTACAACCATTCCATTTTACTACCTGTCCATATAAGGTAGTCATAGGGGTATAATCTGCTTTATCTTCTTCGGATTCTACCCAAATAGTATTAGTAGCATAGGCATCAGTAAAAGGTAAAAAGAAATTCCATACTTCTTCATTATGTGAATAATCTCTATCTCTGTGGAATTCAAAAACACCTAAATTGTTTACTAATTGGGTTCTAAAGGTAGGTATTTTTTGGTATATTACTTCTTCCCCAAATATTGGTTTTATTACTTTATTTATAAATTTATCATATAAAGGTAAAAATTTATCTAAATTATCATAATATCTACGATGCCATATTGTTGATTGATCCGTACCTTTAATAAATAATTTATAATCTTGTTCATTATGAATTTGTTCTAGACTATTAGTTTCTAATAAACCCTTAACAATCTTTTTAAATGGGTAATGGTCTGTATTATACTTTATATACTGCATTATTATTGTCTTTCAAAGAATTCTTTTACTTTATCACAAACATAATCAACGTCTTCAACTGTCATACCGTGGTGAGCTCCTAATAAAAAACCATTTTTCATAATAATATCAGAATTTTCAAAATCTTCTAAATATTCTCTATAAACTGGGTGTCTAGTAACATTACCAGCAAATGTAACTCTTGTTTGAATATTTTGTTCTTCTAAAAATGTTAATAATTCTAATCTATTTTCAGTTTGTAAAGGCATAGCTAACCAATTTGGTTCAATACTATCATCAGGTAAAATTAAATCACCAACACCCTTTAGATTTTTTATATAACGCTCAACATTATCTCTTCTAATTTTACTATTAACCCCAAATCTTTCTAATTGAACAATACCAAATGCAGCGTTCATTTCACTTGCTTTCATATGGTAACCTAATACACTATATAAAAATTTATGGTCATAAGGTATCCCATCAACAACATGATTAAATCTATCATCCATAATCTCCGAATCATCTCCTAATCTACCCCAATCTCTATATTGTAAACATTTAGTAACATGTTTTTTATCATTATACATTACCATTCCACCTACTCCACCAGCTGTTATAACATGCGAGGCATAAAAACTTGTAGTAGCAACGTCTGTTACTGGGGTCTTAGTTAAAGTATCAGCTGAATCTTCAATTAGGAAAATATCATCTCTACCCATTTCAACTAAATATCTTTTTAATTTATCCCAATCTGGTTTATTACCAATTAAATTTGGTAACATAATTGCTGATGTATCATCTGTTACTTTAGATATTACTTGATCTATAATAGCACAATATGTATCTAAACCTACATCAACAAATACAGGTACATACCCTAATTGAATAATTGGGGCTAATGTAGTAGCAAATGTACAAGCAGGAGTAATAATTTTAGTTCCTTTAGGTAAATCTAAAGCAGCAATGGCTAATAAACATGCTGATGATCCTGAATTTACAAATACACCATATTTTTTACCAAATGTTTTAGCAATTTTTTCTTCAAATTCTACGGATTTAGGACCTTGTCCACCTAACCATCCTGATTCAAGTGATTTTACTACAGCATCTATCTCTTCTTGACCGTATGCTTCGTGTTTATAAGGGGCGTACCATATTTTTCTCATAATGTCTCGTAATATTTATTTTGTTTTTCTTGTTTATCTATCGTTTTAGGATGATATAAAGCTACGCCTTCTTCAGCAGGAAGAGGAGCATAAGTTTTAAATCCTTCTAATTTTTCATGAACTTTATTTACCCATTTAATTTCTGGTTTATTTTTCCAAATTCTCCATTGATAATCAGGCCAATTAACCCACCCTTTTTCATTTACATTCCATCTCCATTTATTGATATGTTCTTGAGTTAATCCTTCTACTGTATTTACTCTAGGAACTAAATAAACTTCATTGTCAGGATTTGCTTCTAAAATTAAAGGTAAATTATCTATTAAAGACTTATTTGGGGTTTCATCAGCATCTATTTGAAATATATAATCCCCATTACAATAATCAGTTAATTGGTTTTTCCAATTAGCAAAATGCCCATTAAAATCTAATCCTCTCCAAAACTGAAAGTTTGGATATTTAGACTGTTTAGTTAACCAACTTGCAATTTCCTCTGTACCATTTTTTTGATCAAAAAGTACAATGATTTCATCCTGTTGTCTTTTATTTTGTCTTACAAAATTTACAAGTTTTTGTATTTCTACAAACTCATTACAAACTGTTATTGCATAACTTATCTTCATATCTATTCTGGTAATACTCCAATATATGAAAGAGCATCCATAAAGTCACGTTCTTTATAATTAGATAATGTAGTCATATCCATTTTAAATTCTTTTTCTTCATCTGGGATAGCTTTTACAGCTGACCATCCCCAATCATATCTACCATTTCCATTGGCAAATACCATTCCTTTATCTTTAATATTAATAATAGTAGGCATCCATACTTTACCAGTATCTTCTTCTTCATCCATTAATTCTTTATGAAGTTCAGGTAATAATTCAAATTGTTCATTAAAAAATTTTGAACCTTTTTTCATTAAAGAATTAGACTGAAAACCACACCCATAACATAATTCTATAGATATGTCTTTAGTTACTTCTTGAGTATAACAGGCATCAGAACCACAACGACTACATTCTTGTAAAGCATCAAATTTCATAATTTATATTTTTTCTAATTTTGGTAAACTCAGTTCTGGTAGATTTAATTGGACTTGTTTTGGAAATTCAGGTACATTTGAATCTAAAACATTATTTATTAATTCATCCATTTTACCCCAACTAAAATTATTTTTGACGTATTTTATTTGTTTTTTCGATTTTTTAAGTGCCTTATTATACTTTTTATAAACTTCTTCAAAATATTGTCCTATATGACTATCATCAGCTTGGAACCATTTAGACTCTTTAATTAACCATTTATTAGCAGCACTATCATGAACGTTTTCTAATTTACCTGGGATTAAGTAAGTATTATTTTTATGTAAAAAATCAACTTGACCACTCCATCCTGACGCTATAATTGGCTTACCTGTTAAACCAAATTCTAATAAAGGTCTACCATATCCTTCCCCTTTAGTTAAACTAACCATAGCTTTAACTTTTGGGTTATTATATATTTCATTCATTTCACTGTCTGTAAAATCTCCATTTAATATATAAATGTTAGGTAAATCTTTAGAATTTACTGATTTTTTTAGAATATTTATTTTATTTAAAATCTCTTCTCTACTAATATATGAAGTAACTCCGGTTGTAGCCTTTAATATTAATGCCGGTTTATTTTGTTTATTTTTAAATATTTCTAAAAATGCTTTTACTAATTTACCTACATTTTTTCTATCATGACCAAATTCACCTTGCATCCAATGTCCTACAAATAAATAACAGAATGATTCTTTAATATCATCTAATTTTACATTTTTAATTTCATTAGATGGAATTTGTTTATATACATCTAAATCAGCTCCTTCAAAAATAACTTCAATTGGTTTTTCTAATTTTACTTCTCCTATTGGTTGTTTTGTTTGGGGGTGGGTTTGGGTATATTTTACTTGTTCAAATATTTTTTTAGAATGTTTAGAAGATACCCAATTAATATCCATTCTATTTAAACCTTGTATCCATTCAGCTTGGCACGCAGTTGATTCTATCCCTGCAGTACAGCCTATATTATACTTCCCAATAGGTTGGAATTCATTTGGAATTGTAATTTGCATCCAAATTTCTGGTTGTACCTTCTGCCAATCGGGTGATGCTAAATGGTTTAGTAAAAAAGACCATTCAGGATTTTGTTTACAAAAACCCCATAATGTATTACCCCATCTTTGGGATAATAACTCTACTTTATATTTATCACTTTTTATAATTGACTTAATAACGTCTCTTGATCTAGCTCCATACCCTGAATAAGTATCAAATGGGGAGGATATTACAAATCTTGGTTTGCTCATTAATATATTAATTTATGGTTTAAAACTCTTCCTTTGTGCTCCGTTGCATTTACAATTTCATATTTTTCTTTAGGTTTCCATGTTTCAAATAATTCATTAAATGCTTCTATAACTCTTTTTGCTTGATATTCTGAGGTAAATCCGGCTTCTTCACTTAAAGCCCATTCTCTACCTTTTAACCCTCTAGATTTTCTTTCTTCGGAGGATAAGGAATATACTTGTCCTAATTTTTTATAAGCATCTTCCCAGTCACATCTATCATCAAATATATAAGGTGTTGGAGGTGAACCTTGGATTGATCTACTTGTTGGGTAAACTGGGAATGCCCATTCACCATGCTTTTTATAAGTACCTCTATGATTAGAAGGTATATCAGCACTTGGTGTAAACCATTTTCCATTTTCATCAACAAATCTCATTTGATCTTGCATTCCACCTGTTGTGTTAGCTATAATAGGTGTACCTGATAACATTGCTTCTGTAATGGTTAATCCCCATCCTTCATTAGATGTTAATAACATTTGAACATCTGCCATGTTATATAAAAAATTTAGTTGTTTTTGATTTAATTTTGAAGTTGAAAATTTTATATTATTTTCATACTTTTCACTAAATAAAAATTCTGTTACTTTATTTAAATCAGTACCTGCTTGTGATACCATTTCTGTATGAAGTACTAAATAACATTTTTTAGCTTTAGCCTCAGGTAAACTATCTAAAAAGCTTCTAAATGCTAACATAGTATCTGGGATTTGTTTTCGTCTAATATTTCTAGAATTAAAAAATACTACAAACTCAGGATCATCATCTCCTAATAATGATTTTCTAAACTTCTTAAATTCTTTATATTGTTTATCTTTTTCTTCAATAGGGAAATATTTAGTATGATCTAAACCATGGGGAATGTATTTAAATAATTTATTCTCAACACCCTCTAAAACTAATTTATTAATATTAACAGTTTGTTTAGAAATACCCATTAGTAAATCACATGCTTCATAGTATGGTCTATTATACATTGGAGCAGGGTAATCATCCCAAATATTTAAATATGTAATTGGAATATTTTTACGGATTTCATTTTCCATATTAAATAACCATGTAAAATATCTTGGATCAGTAACTAACATTATAGCATCAGGATTTTCAATACTAATAATTTCCCTTACTATATTTTCATTTCCATATCCATCAACTGGATATAAAAATACTGAAGCGTCTTCTATTCCTAGACTTTTATTAGTGTCTGCAGAAAGATCTAATCTTTTACCCTTTTCTGGGTGTTTAATCGCTCCTGCCATTTGTACCCAATTAAAATGTTGAGAGGTATGAAGAACTATTTCTTTTGCAACTGTTGCTACACCTGAGTGTACTCTAATATCGTCACATATTAACAATATTTTCTTCCTTTTTTCTTTAGGAAGATACTTAAAACTTTTATTCATTTTTTAATACAATTTATAGTTCGAGATCTGTTTGATTTGTAATAGCTTTACGGAAATTTTCATCTGTAAGAAACAGATAAATAGATCTATCAGCAAGTTTTTGAAATGAAAACTTTCGTTTTACACATTCAATCTTGAAATTCTCGAATAAATCGCTTTTTACTTTTACACTGGTAAGTGTCATTGGTTTTTTTGCGTTCATAGTCTTGATTTTAATAACATTATTTTAGTATACATATATTGGGATATCAGTAGATTATACCTTCCCCACATAATTCTTTTTCTTCTTTATAAGGACAAAAATTACAAGTCCATTTTGATGGTGTTTTAGGGTATGTTTTTTCTTTAATACCTCCATTTGAGGTAAAACACTCATTAATAAAACCATTGATAGCACTTTTTGCCCTACCTAATTTTATTTTACCACTTGGAGGTGTAAATTGTTGTACTCTATATGCTTGATATGGTGACATAATATTTTCATCATCTATATCTAACACTTTTCTTTTTAATATCATAAACTCAATTTCAATCTTATCTAATGGTATTCCATATTGTTCAGAAAAATATTGTTTATATAATAATAATTGGTATTGTTTATCTTCATCCTTTTTAGCATAATCATTCCAACCTTTAGTACTGGTTTTTATGTCGATTATTTTAAATGTCTCTGTTTCTTCATGGTATGTGACAACATCTAGATACCCCATGTATAATACGTTATTATACATTTTATTTGGTGCTATTATAATTGGTAACTCACAACCAACTAAATATGTACCTTTTTTACTAAAATATCTACTACGTTTTTTCTTAAACCATTCTAATATTGCTACGCCATCTTCAAAGAATTCTCTCATTTCCGAGGCATCTGAAAAATGTTCATTATTATTTTTCTTATATTGAGCTTGATATTCAGATATATAAGCATTTTGGAAATGATCTTTTATATCTATTTCCCTATCTGCTGCTGCAAATGATTTTTCGTATGCTACATCTAAATAATGTTGCATTGATTCATGTACAGCTGTCCCAAATACAGTGTGTATAGAAGACGTAAATCGTTTGATTTTGTCTTTATACTGTAATTTCCACCTATGAGGGCATCCTCTAAATATTGACATTTGAGAATAAGAAATATTCTTTTGAAATGCAAAATTTATAGGTGATGGAGGATTATTTCTAATCTCCTTTATTATTTTTGGGATTTTTTTAGCCAAATTATTTTTTCCATTTATCACGACCTACTAAAAGACCGATTATTCCATAATTAGCTATATCAATAAATGTATCTTGTATACCTTCACCTTCAACAAATGCTTTACCATTAATTAATAGGTTTTTTAAACGTGATATTTTATCAGTTAATCTAATACATAACCCAGTTAGTGAGAATTGTTTATCATCGCTGTTATTAACGATATCTCCACCTAAAGCTATGTTATTTAAACCATAATCCATATGTTTCCGAGCAAACATTTCATACATTTCTTTTTGAATTTGTTTAAACTCTTTAGACAACTCAGGATATTCTTTTTCGAATACTTGTACACCTAATTTTGTTGATACTCCTCTTTTAGCATCCATAATTTCTCTATCACTCATATCTGTAAAATATTTTTTAATTGAATCACCCATTAATTTGCTGTTCTAAGGAAAAATACTTATCTATGGCTGCTAGTCTATCATCAGCATCAACTAACATAGCAAGTGCTTCTTCAGCATTTTTATAAAAATCTCCTGTTGTGTGGTCACCAATTCCAACTGCTCTATCACCTAGTAATTCAAGTGATAATAGTGCTTTTGCTTTATCTGCTAGTGCAGACGTACGTAACATTTCTATTAATTTTATCATTTTATTAAGGGTTTTATTTCTTTTTTACTTAATCCTATATTATCTAATATACGATTAATTTCTGGGGTATCCAATATATTTATATATTCTTTTGCTTCTTTACTGGAACATTCAAAATAATTTTTAATATAAATAACTAAATCTTTATTAGGTTGTTTTGATTTTGATTTAATATATTTATTCCATTTACTATTTTGGGGTATAAATTCTTTATATACTTGATATATAGCTCTTTTTTCTTGAGGTGGATATTCTTGAACATAATTTACTATTTCAAGATAATCCTTATTCATAGATAAAAATCTATGAACCATATAACTATTAAAAACATCCCAGTCTTTATCCGAAAACTTATCGACTGGGGTTTTATATTGGTTTATATGTTTGAGCCAATCAAATATATTAGCACAATTCATCAGCTAACTCTTCTCTTAAATCCTTAGGTACAGAATCAGTTAATATTTTTTTAGTTTCAGGATCATAAAATACTGGAATAGGTAATACGGCATCATCATCTGTTCCTGTTACAAAACGAGATACTTTACGTAAAATTACTCCTTGTTGGAAAATTGATCCACCGTTAAAATTTTTAACTTCAGTGGTGTTTTTTAAATCAATTTGAGGTTGTTGTGGTGCTTGTTGCATAATTATTTATTATTTATTAAGTTTTGAATTAACGACATTGTATTTATTTCCTTGTCGATGCGGAAATTAGCTTTATATTGGTGTTCATTTATTAAAATAGCTACTGTACCTTCTTTACCTGGTAAGTATTCATTTGCTCTATCAAATAATGATTTAAATAATTCATCAAAATCATCTACATTAGCATCAGCTATAATTTGACGAATATCATTAAATTTAGATTTACCTGATAAAGCATTAATAACTTTATCTATATAATTAGATGATACTAATATTGATTGGTCTAATTTTAATGTATTACCTTGTGTAGATAACTGTATAGTATTAATACATTTACGTAGATCAGGATAATATTGATTAACTAATGGTACTAAATCATTTATATCGTGTTTAATTGACTCTTGTTGTAAGATCCAATTTAAATGTTTAGCAACATCTTTTTTAGTTGGAGGTACAATTTTAAGTACTTGACACCTAGATTGTAGAGGATCAATAATACGTTCTACAAAATTACAAGTCATAATAAATCTTGTAGTACGAGAAAATGTTTCAATTATGTTTCTGAGCGACGCTTGCGCTTGAATCGTGAGAAAATCCGCCTCGTCCAAGATAACAACCTTGAGGGGCTTAAATGAAGCAACCGATGC